TCCATCATTATTGTCATATCCTCGTCGACAATTAATCCACCATCCGCTGCTGGTTTACGTCCTTTAAAATCTTTTCTCTTTACACCAGAGGGATCTTTAATTTTACCTGCACAAATTTTACTAGCATAAGCGTTAGCATAGGCTGACGGATACACTTTAAATTTTCGCTTAGCTGCGGCTTTACCTCTAGGACATAGTTTAGTCATTATTTTTTCCTCACTGTTTGTTTTGCACGTTTAAAGTCAGATGCTTTTGGTGCACCCTTTGCACCTTTCTTTCGCATCTTACCGCCACGTTTTCTTTTAGCGTGGATGTTTGCATATAAACCTTTTCCTGCCATTACGCTCTTCCTCCACGTCTAAAATATTTTTTACCTTCCAAAGCTACCACACGAGAAGATTTTTTTGTAGGTTTTTTCTTTTTCTTCTGACTCATCTGTTTCAGAAGTTTTTGAATATTTTTTCTACTCACTATCTAATCTCGCAACCCTTACCTCTCAAAGCTACACCTGCAGAACCACCAGATGATTTAAGTTCTCTAACAATTCTTTTCTTTTCAGCTTTAAGATTTCTTTTGCCTTTTTTGGTAAAAGCTTTTTCTGCATCAACACGACCTAACTCTTCAAGTCTATTCATACGTCTGGTGTTTCTTTTTCTAACTCTACCACCTTTTTTTAAACCACCTGAACTATGTCCTGTTAAACCTTTATCATAACCTGTTTTTTTCTTTAATTTATCCAATGTTTTTTTATTCATTGTTTTCATCATATCAAAAAGGTTTTCTCTACCTGCGACTTCGACAATTAATTCTTTATCTGCTTTAGATAAAGATTTTATTGGTGAATCTTTTGTCATAATACTACCTATTTATCTTACCTTTTTTCTTAGCTTTAGAACCAAACTTACCATAAGACTCATCTCTGCTAGCTTTTAACTGTGCAGGTGTTCTTTTCTTTTTGATTCTCATAGCAATAGACTCATCTTTTCTAGCTTTGTAACCTTGTTTTTTCTTACCAACTTTACCGCCTTTTTTCATCATTGCTCCACCTCTCATACCCATGTCAGGTGAGTAGAAACCAGATGCTTGGTCTTTTCTTGCAGTGCCAGAAATCATTCCTCTACCACCGCCTCTTTTTTTTACTCTCATCATTCCGCCGCCCATTGCCG